TTCTGCATTAATTACATTAACTGGTTCTCAGTTAACTACTTCTATAGGAGAAGAGACTGTAAACATTAGTGTTGATATTACAGGTATAGAATTATCGTTAACAAATAAAACATTTTCACAAGATACTTTAACAACTTTTGCTCAAGCACCTTTTGCGACTTTAAGCCAAAGTGTAGTTGAAATACCAAGTGTTGTAGTTGAAGGAACAACAGGTGCAGGTCAATTACCAAGTTTCTCATTGGCATATACTTTAGGACCTTATTCAGTTTCTGCTGACGGAAATGTTGGTGTGGTTGTTACAGAACATACAATTAATACATCAATAGCTGATGTAAGTATTACAGGTCATGCAGAAGTTTCTGTAACAGGGATTGCTACTACATTGTCAATTGGAGATGAGTCTGCTTTTACAAATCATACTGTTGAGGTTACTGGTCAGCAATTATTAAATATTTCAATTGGAGAAGAATCAGTAACTGGAAATGTAGATATGCTGTTAACAGGCATTCAACTAACCAATTCAATTGGAGACGTAGACCAAGAAACTAAATATGCTGTTACAGGTAGTCAAATGGCTACATCTATAGGTTCGGTAACAACTATCGGTACTGCTGAAATAGACATTACTGGAATACAATTGCAATATGAAGTACCTACTCCAAATATTATAGCATGGGCTGAAGTAGACACAGGTATAAGCAGTGTATGGACTGAGGTTGATAGAGCAGCTTAAAAAGGATATAATGAAAATATGGCATCAAGTTATTCAGATATAGGTTTAGAACTTATGGTCACTGGCGAAAACGCTGGTACATGGGGAGATAAAACAAATAATAATTTAAATTTAGTACAACAAGCTGTTGCGGGATATCAAGCAGTTACTGTAAATGGAACTGGTACTACTACTCTTGCAATGACTGATGGAGTAATTTCAAATGCAAGAAACGCTGTAATAAAATTAACTGGAACAATTACAGGTAATATTATTGTAACAATTCCAGATAGTCTTGAAAAAATGTATTTAGTAGAAAACGGAACTACAGGTTCTTTCACAGTTGGGTTTAAAACTGTTTCTGGTACAGGTGTAACTTTTTCTACAACAGATAAGGGTATAAAAATTTTATACAGTAATGGAACAAACATTATTGATGTAAACGCTAATTTAGGATCAATTGGTGCTATTACTTCGGGTGCAATCACAGCTACTGGCAATGTTGTACCAGGAGCAAATGACACCTATGATTTAGGAGCTTCGGGGAATGTATGGAGAAACATATATACTGGAGATTTACACTTAAATAATGAACATAAAAAAGAGGGTAATATTGTTGACGGATCTAAGGGTAGTTGGACTTTACAAGAGGGTTCTCAAGATATATACTTAATTAATAATAAATCTAATGAAAAATTTAGATTAAAACTAGAAAAAATTTAAGGAGATTCTATGGGTATTATTTCAAATGGAACTACAATAATAGATAACGGGGCAATCGGATCAGATAAAGTTGATACTGCACAGATTGCAGCTAGTGCTGTTGAAACAGCAAAAATTTTAGATGCGAATGTAACAGCGGCCAAATTAGCTGCCACTGCAGTAATTGCAGGAGCTTACACAACTGCTAACATTACAGTTGATGCTCAAGGAAGATTAACAGCAGCATCAAGTGGAGCTGGCGGAGATGGAAGTTATTACCCAAGATTAATTGAATCAGGACCTGCTTCAGGAACAATAACAGTGCCTGCAGGTGCTACGAAATTTTATGCATATGCGTTCTCTGGAGGCGGTGGTGGAGGAGGCTTTTCTATAAATAGACAGCTTGCCGGTAACTCTGGTGGTAAGGGTGGTTTTGGTTTTTATGCAGGCTCAGTTACAGGTGGAACAGGGTATTCTTATACTATAGGAGCTCAAGGTAATTCAGGTACTTCCATTTATAGTAACACAGCTCCAGCTGGAAACGCAGGTGGCCCTACTAGTGTAACTGGTTTATTAACAACAAATGCTGGTAATGGGGCAGCTGCAAGACCTGATCCATCTCCATCATCTCCAGGAAACGCAGGTAATGCACCAGGTACAACATATTCTCTACCTAGTACAAGGTATTTAGTAGGAAATGCTGCTTCTGACGGTGGAAACGGTGGTAATAATGGTCCAACTGGTGTAACTGGAAACGCAGGTTCACCAGGTCATTTAACTTTTTTTGATGATGGAGGACAATAATGGCTTATGTAATTTCTGTAAATAATAATTTATTTAAGATAGCAGCTAATGAGCAAGATAAAAATGATTTGAATATTTTTTTCCCTCCCGCTGTAGCACTAGATATACCTGATGAAGATTTTGCAAAAGTTAAAAATAGTACCGCTACAGTAACTGTTTCAGGAAACACTGCAACTATTACCAGTGTTGATACCAGTGATAATGTTACAACTCAGGCTGAGTTAGAAAATTATGTAAATAATGTAAAACAAATAATAAAATTTTTTATTGCCAATAGTTCTAATCTTTCTAAAACAAATGGGTCTGCTATAAATGATTATTATAATACATTAGATTCTTTTGATTTTTCAACAATTACTTTTCCATTAAATAAAAGCTGGGAACAATATTGTGAAGATAATTCAATAATTTATTTTCACCCTTTACAGATACCTTAATTTAAGGTAGTTCCTTTACTACTTTAAATCTATTAAGATGTTGCCAGAAATTGTACTACAGTTACTGCTTTTTTTTACCATGTGTTCTAAAAAACTTGGGAATAATATCATTTGATTTTCACGACATTTAGGTTCAAAAACTTGTTTAAAAAAATTTGTTTGTTTAAAAATTTCTTTTGAATAAAAACATGTTAGTAAATTTGCAGCAGGATTAAAAAAGACTGTTTTAGATTCTTTTATTTTTTTGTAAATAATAAAAGAAAAATGAGATGATTGATGTATATGTTTTTCTTGAAAATCATTATCCAAATAATTATTTTGCCAAGCACCTAATATAGTTATTTTAAAATTTTTTAAAATTTGACTATATAACAAATTACCAATTTTTTCCGATAAATACTCTATTGATTCTTTATCTAAATTATTTTCAAAATCATGGGAACTTTCAGTTTCTGAAACCCAAGTTTTTTTAAAATCTTTATTTATTAAATTAATTTTAGAGCAATCTATATTGTCTATATAAACACTAATTTCAAATAAATTTATTTTCATTTTTTAGGTTTAAGCCCTTTAATTTTATTTTCTGAAGTTGTGGCTAAATTTTTTGTTTTCTCATTAAATTTATTTTGAAATTCAATACATATTTTTACTAAATTATTTGAAAAATGTTTTAACGATTCATCACTTAAATAAATTTTTTTATGTTCTTTAATTATTATAACTTCTTCTTCTGAAAAAATTATTTCACAAGAACCATCTTTTTTTTGATCAAACTTCATTTATTTATTCCCCAATATTTTCTTTTATCCATATAATGTTCTGTGTTTTTACCTTCAGCATCTACATAATGTAAAAAGGTTTGAAATTGATAATCTCCTCTAAATTCTTCTCTCCAATGCTCTACTTCACAACCTAAATAAATAGCTGCATCTCCTTTTTCTAAATTTATAGGAGTACCGTCCATAAATATTGGCCATGGAGTACCGTCTCCACAAATATTTACTGTAACACTTATTTCACAAGAAGGCCTATCTCTGTGTTTTGATAAATCAGAATACTGTGTATAACATCTCCAAAAAGAATAAGTTGGTAATAACTTTTTACCAGTTTCTTTTTCCATTAACATTTTTTTACTTAACATTAAAGAATCACTAATAGGGTCTCCATAGTATTGAGTATCTCCAACATTACTTTGTTGTAAATCAAAGTTTGTTAAATTTGTTCTGTGTTTTATTTCACAATAAAGTGTAAGTAAGTCTATTTCATCTTTCGATAAAAAATTTTTAATTATTTTATAATTGAAATCTTTTCCTATAATGCCCATGTTACAACCGAAATCCTTTCTCCTTTTGTAACAGGCTTTACTGAATGAGGGTATAAAAAATTACTTGGCCAAATTATCATTCTATTTTCTTTTTTATCAATTTTAGTTAATTTTGAATTAGGGTATTTAAAAACCAACTCTCCTCCTTCATAGTTGTCATTAACTAAAAAAATACAACTAAGTGTTCTTGGATTTTTTTCACAATGATCGTAGTGAAATTTATAATGACCTCCTAAACCATATTTTAAAATTTGTATATCAAGTATTTGACATGATTGATGACAATTAGTTATTTTTTGATAATCATTTATAAAACTTGAAAAAGTATGTATTAAAAAATTAGCCCAATGAGCTTCCGTTAAATTATCTGCATTTGTGTTTTTTAAATCCCACGTTGAAGCTTTTCTAATACTTTCATCAATAGTATTTAATTGTTTTGATCCAGTAATTGCAGCTTTTTGAAATCTACTATTATTTTTACATATTCTTTTAAAATTTTTTAATATATTACTTGGCATAATATTATCAAATGTGACTACATAACTTTCTAAATTATTATTTATTTCCATGATTTTTTATACCAAAATAATTGTTTATAATTATTTATAACATGTCTAAAAGAAAAAAGCATTCTTAGGTTTTTCTTTTTTTTATCTTCACATTGAATTTTCATTTTCCATGATTCTCTTTTAAAAGGGATAACTTGTACATAAGGAGTACCAATTTTTATGGTAGTTTTAAGGTGGGGATATTTATCTCCATTAACTATAAAGGGAAAGTTTATTTCATTTGGAAATGAATCAGTATCTACTATTCCAGGAATTATAGAAAATCTATCATCTGTATTATTTAAAGGAGGTAAAAAAAGTGTGGAGTACCCTGGAGGAGTTTCAATAATCCAAGGATTTAAAATTTTGTGTATGGGTAGATTTTTATTTTTTTCTACATAAGAACTGTTGCCCAACTGCCTAGTTGAGTGAAATTCCGGTTGTCCATAATTTAAATTTATTTCTTCACTACTATTTTGTCGTGGAGTACCTGATTCCATTCCAGTTTTTATTTCATTATTATGTTCACGATTATGTTGAATATGGTAATCCACAGGCATTTTAAGAAGATAACCAGTAGTTAAAGTATCTAAAAAAGGAATACAACCTTTTACAGTTTTTGCTCCTATGTTATGTTCTAACTCTTTAAACCATTTTGGAATATTTAATTTAATAGGTACTGGTAAATATTTTTGATTATTTTCAATATATCCTTTAATAGCTTTAAATTTTATTGTGTTTTCAAACATGTTTTTGTTCCTTTCATTATCTATATAATACTATATAAGGTTTATTAAAAGATTACAACAGGTTTTTAGTTTAATATTAAAGGTGCTATTTAACAAATAAGCTACTTAGGGTATAATGATTTTATGGCTTTAAATTTAATTAATATAAGACCAGGATTTAACAAACAAATTACAGATACTGCTGCTGAAGGGCAATACGTAGACGGTGATTATGTTAGATTTCGTTATGGCTTTCCTGAAAAAGTAGGAGGATGGTCTATGATTACAACAGACACTTTAGCCGGTGCCGTAAGAGCACAGCACCAATGGTCTGATTTAGATGGTAATAGATACATAGCACTTGGATCTCAAAGAGGATTATATATTTATTATGGATCAGCGTATTATGATATTACTCCATTAGAGACAGCGCAAACGGGAGGAACTTTTGATACTACCAACACCTCGCCAACGGTCACCGTAAACTTAGTTGGCCACAATATGATTGCAGGGGACTACTTTACTTTTACAAGTGTGACCGCACCAGTTGGTGCAGGGTACACTGCAGCGAATTTTACAGATCAAACTTTTGAAGTAATTAGTGCAACGATTAACACATTTACAATAACCATGGCAACTAATGCCGGAGTTACTGTTGCAACGTCAGGTGCATGTACTATAAACAGATATGTTAAAGTAGGTCCTATTGGACAAACATTTGGCTTTGGATTTGGTACAGCGTCTTACGGAGGAGCGTCTGGACTTACTACAACTTTAAACGGTGCTTTATTAGACGACACTGCAGGTACTGGAGGATCTGGAACTTCTATTACACTTACATCAACAACAGGGTTTCCAACATCAGGAGTAATTAAGGTTGGAGCAGAATTTATTTCTTACACTGGTATATCTACGAATGATCTTACAGGAATTATAAGAGACGTGGCTGGAACACGATCAGCTCATTCTGATTTAGCAGGAGTAGAATACTATACTGCATGGGGTGCAGCTTCATTATCGTCTACTGTTACACTAGATCCAGCTGATTGGAGTTTGGATAATTTTGGACAACAATTAACTGCTACTATATTAAATGGAAGAACGTTTATATGGCAGCCTATAAGTAATAATAATAATGCTTTATCTATAAGAGCAACTATTATGTCAGGGGCTCCTACTAAAACAGTTGTTTCAATTGTATCAGACACAGATAGACATTTCCTACATTTAGGAACAGAAGCAACAATTGGAGATACTTCAAGTTTTGATCCAATGTTAATAAGATTTTCAGACCAAGAAAATTATACGGAGTACCAACCCACAAGTGTTAATACAGCAGGTACTTTTAGAATAGATGATGGAACACAAATTATAGGTGCAATAGGAGCAAAAGATTATATTTTAGTTTTAACGGATACCGCTGCTTATACTATGCAATATGTTGGAGCGCCTTATACTTTTAGTATTAGGAAGGTAGGATCTAATTGTGGTCTAATGAGTTCTCATTCAGTTGTTTTCGTAGATGGAGTAGTTTATTGGATGGATGACGCGGGTTCTTTTAACGCATATAATGGAACGGTTGTAAAAAATCCATGTTCAGTAGAAGATTTTGTATTTACTACAGCTAATCCTGGAGACTTAGGTTTTAACTATAATGCTGGAAGAATAACTTATGCTAGTCATAATTCATTGTTTAATGAAATACATTGGTTCTATGCATCTTCCTCTGCTACTGAAATAGATAGATGTGTTACTTATAATTACGAAGAAAAAATTTGGTACACAAGTTCTTTGGATAGAACATCTTATACAGATGCTCATTTGTATAGTAAACCTTTTGCTTCTTCTTTTAATACTACAGGAGTACCTACTTTTCCTATTATACAAGGAGTGACAAATACTTCTGGATCTGCTACATACTGGGAGCATGAAATAGGAGTGGATCAAGTAGCTAACGGAGTAACTACATCAATTCAATCTTACATTGAAACAGGAGATTTTATGATACATTTAGAAGGTGATGGAGAATACTTTACAAAAATTAAAAGATTTATACCTGATTTTCAAAGACTAGATGGAACTGCAACAATTACTATTTTATTAAAAGATTATCCATCAGATACAGCGGCTAGTTCTTCTTTAGGGCCTTTCTCTGTAACATCAAGTACTCAAAAAATAGACACACGTGCTAGAGGAAGATCGGCTAGTTTAAAAATAGCTAATCTATCTAGCGGAGAGACTTGGAGATATGGAACTTTTAGAGCAGATATACAACCTGATGGTAGAAGATAATGGCTAAAGTAACTAATTTTATTCCAGAACCTAGTCCAAACTATGATCCACAAAATCAACAACAACTTCTTCAATCATTGGAGACAATGAAAAACCAATTAAACACTTCTTTTCAAAATGACTTGAAAGAAGAACAAGATACATTTAGTTATTTTTTATTATGACCATAAGATATAAAAGTATACCCTTTGATTTAACTACGACTAACGTTACTACGGTATTAAATTGTCCTACTGATGCAACTATAATTACAAAATCAGTGCAAGCAGTTCATGATACTGCAAGTAATGTGAACACTGATTTAATACTAAGTAAATCGGGAGATACTACTAATTATATTATTGCACACGCAATATTAAATGCTTCTATGACTAATTTAGTTTTAGGGACTTTGAATTTAGAACCTGGAGATACTCTTAAAATGCAAGCAAATACTGCGAATGAAATAACAGGTGTGATTACTTACGCTTTATTAGATAGATCTCTACAAAATGGCTAAAAAATATAAAGAACACCACGAACGTAATCAACCTAAAAAACGTGGGGCAGGGAAACATAAAAAAAGTCTTTCAAAAGGTGAAAAAAGACAAAGAGGTAATAGAAGATATAAAGGCCAAGGTAAAGGCTAGACAAATAAGTTTAAAAGTATTATATAAGTCATATGGAAATAAAAAAAATACCAGCGAAAGCAGTAGAAATTGTTAAACACAAAAGAACTGGAGTAACGTATGCCGATAAAGCAGCATTTGATGCAGATGTAGCTGATCCTAATACAGATACTACTTCTGAAGATTTTCAACAGGACTTACAAATCACTGTTGCTTCTTTAACTGTGGACGGTAAAACTCAGTAACAATTAATTTATGCAACCATTAGGTGGAACAGAGCTGCAATACGCTCAGTTATATAAACACGTAAATAATAAGTTGTTAGATAAGTTTCAAATAACTACATCTATTCCAGAAAAAATACCCCTATCAAAAGATAAAATTAATATTCTTTGGGTACAAAATTCTTACGACCAGAGTAATTTAGCTCCATGGTTTGAGGATAAATCTAATCACTCTAAATATGATTGGTATGTATTTAACTCTCACTGGTGTGTGGAAAAGTTTAGAATGGCGTTTAAATTACCTCCTGAAAAATGTGTGGTTATTAAAAATGCTATAAAAAAATTTGCAGACAAACCTATTCATAAAAACGGCGATAAAATAAAGCTAATATATACTTCTACTCCATGGAGAGGATTATCCGTTTTATTAGGAGCTATGCAGTTAATTAAGAATCCTTTAATTGAATTAGATGTTTATTCCTCTACTCAGATATATGGAGATGTTTTTAAAAATGCTAATGATACCTCTTATCAAGAATTATATGAACAAGCTAAAAAATTACCTAATGTAAATTATATAGGCTATGCTTCTAACAAAAAAATAATGAATAAAATGGGTGAATATAAAATATTTGCTTATCCTAATATATGGGAAGAAACTTCTTGTATGTCAGCTATTGAAGCTTTAGGAAGTGGACTTCATGGAATTGTAACTAATTACGGAGCTTTGTTTGAGACATGTTCAGAGTGGCCGACTTACGTTCAGTACGATAGAGATTATAAAAATTTAGCTAGATGCTTTGCTTATGCAATTGAAGGAATTGCATCACAACTT